AACAGTAGAACCAAGAGTTGCGTATGTCAATGGGTCAAGTGCTACGTCACCAATGAACCCAACCACACGGCCCAAAGCACCTTCCATCGGGAAGGCAGTTCCAAAGCCATATGTTTCGTCTGCAGTTTGCTTGAACCAATCGCTGAAAGAAGCCTTTGTGTTCTTGTCTGTATCAAGAATGTCTACAAGTTCACGAGCACCAGAAATAATGCCACGCCTTGGAATGTCAATAATGCTCAGTGCATTCAATGCAGTCTTTGTGATTGGATTGTTGAGCACTGCGGAACCCACGGTTCCGAGTGCACCCGGCTGTTCTGTTGCGCCAGAACGAATCTCTTTTAGACGCTCGGTAAGAGTTGGAAACTCCATCGATTTGTTTCTTGTGTACGTATCCAACTTGCGTTGAGACTTTCTAACATCTGCTGGAAACTGCTGAGTAGAAGTACTTACTTCCGCCATTCTTTCAGCAAGGCTTGGTTGGGCAAACGCCGACCGTCCAGGGAGCGTTGGCCTAGCACTTGGTTGTTGATTAAAGGTAAGTGCTTGTAGTCGTCTAATCAGGTCTTCTTCAGCCACGTTTACTTCAACCCTCTAGCCGCCATTAACTTCTGAAGTAGTCCAACATTCGCTGGAGTGTATCCAGCGCTCTCCATGCCAGAAGCAATCTTCTGTGCTGTAAGTTCCATTATTCTTTGTTGAGCAGCGACTGGGTCACGAAGGTTCACTGTTGGAATCTTTGTTGAGGTTCCTCGAACAGCATTGGTCATATCCACATCCTTGCCAGTAATTGGGTTCTTTAGTTTGTCAACATTGATATTGGCAACACGTTGCGGTGCGGCAGCACCAGCAAGTTCACGAAGATAATCAATCTGTGCCTTGTTGAACGCAGTTTGTTTTTTATCAACAGTTGGAGTGTTTGGTTCAGATTGTGAACGAAGTACTGCAGCCCTCATGGCTGCGTCATTCATCTTCTTTTTGGATTCTTTTTCACTGTCTGGATTAATGATATCTCGCAGAACACCACCAAGCAAGTCCGTACCACCCTCAACAAGATTGCCTAATCCGAACAAAGTTGACGCTGGCTTATATCTCAAACCAGCAACACCCTTTTCAAGAACTTGTTGAAAGTTTTGTGCCCTGTCTTTTAGTGGGTCATATGGTTGCAATTGTTCAAAAGGTTTGTTTGATTGTTTCCACTCGTTAAGAATCTGTTGTTGAAGAACTTTGAGTTGCTCTGGGCTACCAGCCTTGTAGGAGACTGCATTGTCCTGAGGGTTGGCTGCATTGATGGCAGACAACCTATTGTTGACCCCGCTTTGGCTCTGTTGCATTCTAGACATCATTGACTGGAACAGTTCTGGGGCAATCTGCGTCGGGTCGTACCGTTCGTCTTTGTGTGGAAGGTTCATTTTGGTAAATGAATCTTCCTTTGGCTTCATCAAGTATTCGTTGTACTTTTGTTTTTCGGACACAAGGGTGTCAACTACATCAAGAAAGATTTTCTCTTCTTCTGGCGGAATTTCTCCACTGGCAACTTTAGCCAAAATATATCTTTTAATAGTTGGTGGTGGGTCACCAGCGTCAACAAATCGAGCAATCTCTGCCTCGGTAGACATCTGGTCTGCAGAATTAAGAAGCGAAGTCATGTATGGTGCGTATTGAAGCATCTCTTGCTCTGGGGTCAACTGTGGCTTCTCGTTGTACGTTCCAGTTACAGCACCGAAAATATCGTTACCAAGCAGGTTCAAGTCTGCGGCAGAAGTAGAACCTTTTCCATTTAGATTGGCCACCAGCGTCGCAATCATTTCTTGAATAGTCGCCATACCTTATACTCCTTTCGTTACTTGCCTTTTGCCTTGGTTTTAACCGCTGCAAGTTTAGGGAATTCCTTTGCTACCTGTGCTGGAGTTGCCTCTGGGTTCTTAGCAACAAACGCATCAATACGCTTTATAAGAGCAGGGCTTGTTGCAGTGGCTGCCTGATTGACCAACCTTGTGACCGCAGGCGACTTAGTCGCTGCAGCAGCAATAGCGGCATTGGCTGGGTTGTCCACTTCTGGAACCGAAGCATCAATTATCGCTTGCTCAGCAGCGGTCTTTGCTGTTCCACGACCCTTGGCAATATCAAACTCTCCAGAGTTTATTGCAGCAAGCAGGTCGTTGAGAGCCTGTTGTTGGACATTGGCAGCGTTAGCCTCGTATCCAGCACGTTGAGCACCAAGCATTGTCGAGCCGTAGTTTCTTCCCATCTGAGACTCTGCAAGCCTAGACAAGTCTGACTGCTGTGCAACTCTCGAAAGCGTTTCATTCAATGCAGCAAATGTGTCAGCACCAAGTTGCCCAGAAATGTTTTCTGCGGCAACTTGTTGATTGACTGGACTTTGGTCAACACCGTATGCAGACAAGTATTGTTGCATCGCATTTTGACTAGGAGTAAAACTTGACTGATAGTTTGCGTATGGGTTGTTTGGATTTTGCCTTAAGTATTCATCAAGTGCAGAGTATCCAGTGTTCAACATACCTTGTGCTGTGTCGTAACCCTGACCAATGTTCTGTATACCAGTTTGGTAGTTTCCTTCTATTGCTCCGGTCGAAGCCCTGTTCTGATTCTGCAACAAGGTAGACAGTTCATCCCACGGTTGATTGTATTTACCTGTTGAGTAATAGTCTTGCAATTGACGAAGTTTCTCAATCGCTATTGCGTTCTCACGTTCGTATTTGTCACGAGCGAGTTTGTCACTTGCGGAAACGGCTTTACCAGTTCCACCACCAACACCCATATTGCCAAATGAATTTGCAAGACTAGAACCTAAAGATGAAAGAAATTCATCCGCATTGGCTGAAGACACTGCATCTTCTTCAGCAGACATATCTTTACCACTAACAAATGGCATATTGCCTGCGTTAAAATCTGCGTTCCTAATGTTCTGCTGAACACTATTGCCATACCCAATTGGTCTTGGGGCAACAGCAACAACTGGATTACTCTTTGAAGAAGAGAGACCAGTTGGTGCCTTAGTTGGTTTATCGCTTGGATAGTAATTAGTTGCCATTATGCATAACTCCCTGCTCGGTATTTAAGGATGTTTTGTGCATCCTCTTCTATCTGCCTTGCCTTTTCTGCTTCGAGTTCGGCAAGTGATGTATTGAACTGTGTGCGCTGTTGGTTTTCTTGCAAACCAAATCCGTAATCACTTTCATCCAAACCTCTTTGAAGTTCTGATGTTTGCTTTACTCTGTTTCTAGCAAACTCTTGCATTGCTTTATTGAATGCACCAGAACGAACATTCGGAGTAAGCATTCCACGCTGGCCGTAGCCAGCGACAACTCTTGGCGCTTGTTTATCAAAACTTTCATTAAGTTCCATTAAGTCACGATTGCCACGACGCTTTGACAAAAAATTACTGTAAGCATTCATAGCACCAGTAGCGCCATAGTTTTCTACCAAACCACGACGACGTGCTTCAAACAAACTTGGGTTGTATGCCATTATCTATCATTCCTTTGATTTGTGTACGCACTACTCTGTGGACGACTCTTTAGAGTCTCCACCTCTTTCTTAATGTCCTCAATTGCCTCAACCAACGACAAAGTAATCTGACGGATAGCCGTAGCATCCACAGAAGACAGTGCAGTGATTGCGGGAATGTGAAGTGCTTCTTTCACCCAAACACCTGCCCTGCAATAATCACCGAATCAGATTGAAGCAAGTTTGTTTCTAACTTTGCTTCAGTAACAGAGCCGTCAGCAATCTTGGTTGTTGTTACAGCATTGATAGCAAGTTTTGCTGCAGTGATTGCAGATGAATCAATATTTGTTCCATCAGACAAACCATTAACATAGTTTTCAATTGCATCTATGTTTGCATTGACTTCAGAAGCCTCTGCAATTGTTCCGTTAGTAAAACTGTGTGGAATAGTAATAGCCATTATCCAGTAACCTTTCGTGTATTAAATTTGTAAGCAATGCTGTCAATACCCCAGAACAAACCAATTGGACCAGTAAACAGCAATTGCACGGCACGTGCTAAACCAAGATTAGAGCCACGAATAACCTGTGCTCCAGCAGCCTGAACACCCCATTCACCAGAACCCCAGTATCCCTCACCCCAGAGCATTCCACCAGCAGATGCTTCAAGTGAAATATTGAATGTTTTTCTTTCGTTGCCAACTGCTTCTTCAAAGTTGTGAAATACTTTGACATTTATTTGTCTTGCGGTGTCTGTTTGTTTGACAACAAAGTCTGGTCTACGCCACATCTTCTTCATTGAATAAGAACGACCATCAACCCAACCAGTTCGGTAATATGAATCAAAGTTTGATTCAACGGTTGCAATTAAATCTTTTTCTTCTGCGTAAACATCAACTTCAACAACACGAGGAAGGACTGGATGAATCATAAATGGTTTAGATTCACCAGAAGCATTAGTCCAATCGGTTCCACCGATTAGACCATAACCATCTGCTGTTTTATGTGCAACATAACTTCCATTATTAATTGTTGGGTCGTACACAAAAGAGATGGCTGGATAGTCAACAGATGTTACTTTAGAAAATGGCATTGAAAGCCAAACACGTTCATTGACATATGAAACACTTATTTGGTCATCTGCCGTAGAGTTAATATAACCATCTGGGTACATTGACTTTAAGTTTGTAAAAATGTCAATTACTTGTGTTCCATTATAGAAATACAATCCCTGTGGATGGGAAAAAAAATAAACACCGTTTGGTGCAACAGCAATATGTTCGTGCTCTAGTGCGCCAAGTTGCGGAGACAACTGAACAACCTGAAAGTCTGTTGTGTCATAACCATAAACTACAAACATTGCTGTTTGTTTGAATACAACAAGTTGACCGCTAACTACAGCAAGTGCAGTAATACCTTCTCCACCACCCTCGAAGTCAATGTAGTCATCTTCGCTCCAGTTGTCTGGGATTGATTCAAGCGACCAACGAACACGATTGGGATGTGCAACACCAGCCTCTGTTGTGTTTGCAACAACCATCTTGTTCGCATGAACAATAATGTGTTCAGCCGTTGGCATCTTATGTTCCGATGAAGTTGGTGCAGTCTGCCACGCATGGGGAGACGAACCAGAAGCAGTCAAAGCAGTAGCGTATGTATCCGTAGTAACCCAAGAATAACCACCACTACCTGCGGTACCAGTTGTTAGATACAAAGTCTTACCCCATGCAGCCATGCACGAACCATGAGTTTGTGCTGCAGTTACATCATTACCAGATGAGTACTGCAGAGTGGTAAAGTTTCCACCAGTTGACTTGTACACCTTTGTGTGGTTAGCCAACATCAAGTGCGGTGTTGCACCAGGAAACGCATACAGTTTGTGTGGGTTCCATGTTCCAGTAATTGCTGTTGAGTTTATCTCACGGATTCCACCACGAGTAAACAAACCACCACGTGGGTCAACCTCGACATTCAACATGTCGGGTGACTCGTTGCGCTTCAACTGAAATTGGTCAGCCCGAAGGTTTAGACCACCAGTAAAGTCGTCGTAGCGTTCAACAGATACAGCACTCATTGTCCAAGTGTCGCCCCAAGCGTCTGCAACCAGCGACGCATAGTTGGATACTCTCGACCAGCAGACATAATAACCGGCTGTGCACTTGATGCTTTCATCAAGTCACGGCGAGCAAGTCCAACACCTTCTTCAAACGAACGCATGTACATGGCGGACAAATCAGAATCTTCCTGACGCTGATAAACCCGTGCAATCACAAAGTAAGGAAGCAGTGCATGGAACCACTCATCAAGGTCAATTGTTTCGCTTGTGTTCGTTAACCATGTATATACAGGGTTACGATAGGCACGAACAGTAATTGGGTAAATTGCATCAGGCTTAGCCCACAACTGCAACTTCTTATCCCAGAAAGAAAAGAAGTACGGTCGGCTGGGAACATCTGTGTTCCCAAGCCAAATTTCTTCGGCGTTGTCATATGGAATCAAAGTTAACCGAGCACCCGAGGTGCTCGTATCTACAACAGAAATGATTTCTCGAATATCACCGATAGTGGCAACGGTGTATTCACGCTGGTTGGCAACCGTGTTAAATGTGTAAGTCTCCTGTAGATACGGCCACCTGCGCTCAAGTGAGTAGATGCGCTGAAAGCCTTCACGAGCGAACTGGTCAATAATAGAGTCTGGAAGGTCGGTTTCATCCAAGTCAACCATGTTCCTGACTTGTGTACGGAGTTGTGTAAGGGTAATGCTCATTTAGCCTCGCCTTTAGAACGTAGATGTCCAATACAGAAATCAGTGCCCCGTGCCTTCGGACCTTCACAGGTGTCATCGTTGGCTATACAGCGAT